TAACGCGGGAGTCCTTCACCTATCTCGTAGCGAGACTATCGCTTGAGACAGGACTCTCGCCCCAAACTTTAATAGAACTAGATCACACTATGTTCAGGACTTTATTACAAGCCCTGAAAGACAAAGGAAAGGAGCAAGCGGATGCCTACAAATCTAAAAGGCGGCGTTAAACTCCGAAAGGCTTTGCGTGAGTTTTCTCCTGATCTAGCAAAGGAAACTATTAAAGAACTTGGTGGATTACTGAGGCCAGTTACTAATAAGGCTCGCGGTTACATGCCAGCCGAGTCTCCACTTAGCGGTTGGGCTGTAAGACCGGAGAGCAAAGCAAAGTTCCCTATGTATGATCCTAATATCGCTAAGCGTGGGATTAGATATAAAACTTCACCAAGTCGCGCTAATCGCAGAGGCTGGCGCGCATTGGTATCTATATTAAATACATCTGCTGCGGGTGCTATTTATGAAACTGCTGGCCGTAAGAACCCGGGCGGAAAGTTCTCACCAAAATTAGGTGGAGAGCGCAAAGGTCAAGGCAAATTAGAAGGCCGCAGCATTTTTCGCGCTTGGAACGAGGATCAGGGCAAAACTCAAGGCGCAGTAATTAGGGCTATCCAAACAGCATCGGTAAAGTTTAATAATAGAAAAGCAAAGGTGTAATTGTGGCTGACGCTTTAAGAGTAGATATTGCTTCCGAGTTCGTTGGTAAAAAGGCTTTTCTTGATGCCGCTAAACAAACCCTGAGCCTTAATAGTCAAGTTAAAACCCTTGCTAAATCTTATCTAGGTTTATTTACTATTCAGCGTGTTGCTCGATCAGGATATAACGCTGCTAAAGCCTTTGCTACCGATGATGCAGCAGCTCAGAAGTTAGCCAATTCGGTCAAGAATTTAGGCCTTGCCTATGCAAATGACGACATTCGTAAATACATAGACTCATTAACGCTGGCTACTGGTGTCGCAGACACTCAACTTCGCCCAGCCTTGCAGTCATTTTTACAGGTAACAGGAAGCGTTACTAAGGCTCAAGAACTTTTAGGCCAAGCAATAGATATTTCACGCGGATCTGGCGAGGATCTAGCAACAGTCTCAAATGACTTATCTCAGGCTTATGTAGGCAACCTTCGAGGACTTCGCAAATACAATTTAGGATTAACTCAAGCAGAACTGAAAGCAAGTTCATTTACACAAATCCAACAAAGACTTAATTCATTATTTGCCGGATCATCAACAACCTACCTGAAAACTTATGTAGGACAGATGCAACTTCTAGCCAATACTGCTAAAGAGGCACAGGAAATCATAGGCAAAGACTTAGTGGACTCTTTGATCTTATTGAGCGGAAATAAAGGTGTCGAAGGCTTAGCGACCGACATGCAAAATCTTGCCACTTTTACAGGCGATGCAATTTATGGTCTAAGCGTGTTAATAGATAAACTCAATAACCTTGGTGGTATTAAACAACTTGGTGGCCTTATGGGGTTGCTCCAACTAAACCCATTAACAGGTATTCCACTAAGCATTTTATCTGCTCTGGCTGAGGTTGGCAGTTCTGCTAAAGCCGCTAAAAACACTTTTAACTTTGCTTCGGGCGGTGGCGCTGGTACTGGCAGCGCTAAATCAATAACAGATATTCAGGCAGCGGCGGCGGAGGCGGCGGCCAAGAAGCGAGCCAAAGAACTAGCTGCGGCGCTTGCTCAACAAACAAAACTGATTAAAGAACAAACAGCCCTAAAGAAGGCTGGCACTTTATTTGATATGCAGCAGATAGAGATCGTTGCAGCCTTAAAAGGTAAGATCAGCGAGGATGAGCGCAAGCGCCTAGAACTACAGTTAGCGCTACTTACTGGCAATACTTCCGAGGCTTCCAAACTAGCTGGAGAACTTGGCAAGGCTCAAGGATTAAGCCAAGGACTTGTGGACTATCTCAAGAACCTTCCAGATGCAAAGAACCCATTTAAGGCTTGGGCTACTTATTTGGATAGCATCGAGGCTCAGTTAAAGCGCATCACTCCGCCGGGTACTAATCCAACAAACCCTGAAACTCCGACAGTTCCAGTATTGGCCAGCGTTTCTCCAGAAGTCCAAAAAATCCTAGATGATCTAACTCAGATTTCTATGACTTCAGGAGTAAATAACACAAACGATTACCTTTATAGCGGCGGTTCTAAGTCTGGTCAATTAATGCCTAATGTGTATGTTTATGTAACTTTAGATGGAAAAGAATTAACTGCCAGCGTTAGAGATGAATTGCTAAATAGTTCACTAAGCGGATCTAAAGCATCGGTTAACCGACTAAATGGATCATTTGCTGGCCTATGAGCATCCCAGCCCAAGTATCCGTATCCTTTGACTTCTCATCGGGCGCTACTTTCGGCTATCCATTTACTATTGGCGATATTAAGTACGGCGTACTTGGTACTGGCACTTTGGCTTCATCGACTGTCGTTGATCCAGTAGTCGATCTAACTCCCAATGTTTATCAGATCAGCATTGGTCGCGGTCGAAATATCATGCGCGACACTTATGAGGCTGGCACATGCGTAGTTCGAGTCCTAGATCCTTTAAGTTACTTTAACCCGCAAAATACTTCCAGCCCTTATTACGGCTACCTGACTCCGCTCCGTAAATTACGCGTATCGGCTACCTATAACGGCGTGGGTTATTTCTTATTCTCTGGCTATACGACTAATTACAAATACACATACCCCGTTAACCAAGACACAGGTTATGTCGATATCGAATGCTCAGATGCGTTCCGTCTTATGCAGTTAGCCAATGTGACCACAGTTACAAATGCCACAGCAGGACAAGACACAGGCACACGCATAGGCAAGATCCTAGATCAAGTCTCATGGCCTACATCAATGCGAGCGATCGATACCGGCAATACGACTTGCGTAGTCGATCCAGCAACAGCTCGAACTTCCCTAGATGCACTCAAGAACGCTGAGTTCTCCGAGCAAGGCGCGTTCTATATCAACAGCGCTGGAACAGCAGTATTTAAGTCTCGTACAAATGTGATCAAGGCCTATGGCAATACTCCGATCGAGTTTAATCAAACTGGCGGCATTCCATATCGCAACCTGGTATTCGCCTTCGATGATAAGTTAATCGTCAACAGCGCTGGCATGACTCGCGTGGGTGGCACTCAGCAAGTCTCAGAAAACGCAACATCGATCGCCAAGTACTTCCCGCATCAAAGCAACCAAAGCAACTTAGTCTGTGAGACTGATACCGATGCGCTTAATATCGCTAGAGTCTATGTCGCAACCCGTCAAGAGACCACGATCAGAATTGATCAGATGGTAGTCGATCTCCAAGACACAGCAGTTCCAACTGCCACGATGCTTGCACTCGATTACTTCTCAAATCTCAAAATCACAAATGTACAACCCGATGGATCTACCATAGTTAAGACCTTACAATGCCAAGGCCTAGCATGGGATATCACACCGAATAAGATGATCTGCACAGTCACGACTCTCGAACCAATAGTCGATGGCTTCATAATCGGATCAGATATTTCGGGTATAATTTCGGTATCAACCATGGCATATTAGGAGATATAAATGACTGTAGGAATGCCGGCAGCAACTGGCGATGTGCTTTCAGCTGCTATGTACAATGGCTTAGTAGCCTTCACCCTTAATGCCCAGACAGGTACTACCTATACAACAGTCTTAACTGACTCTTATCAGGTACTTATCACCCAATCCAATGCTTCAGCCAATGCGATCAAGATCCCGACTAACGCCAATGTGGCTCATCCAGTCGGCACAGTAATTACAGTCCTTAATATCGGCGCTGGCCTTTGCACTATTTCAGCAGTCACTTCAGGCACAACTACAGTTCTTTCAGCCGGTGCGACAGCAGCCGCTCCTACCCTTGCTCAATACAAGTCAGCAGCTTTGATTAAGACTGGCACAGATCAATGGTATGTCGTGGGTGCAATAGCCTAATGATCGCTAATAGTATTTCGGCAATTCTTTCTCCTTTTGTTATTAACAAAGTATCATCAGTCGATTATCTTGTAATTGCTGGAGGTGGTTCTGCTCGCAGCGGCGGTGGCGGCGCGGGTGGATATAGAACTGCAACGGGATTTGCCATTGGTTCATCTTTTACCGTAACAGTAGGCGCAGGCGGCGCATACACTTCATCGGGATCGGATAGCGTATTTAGCACAATAACATCAACGGGCGGCGGTCGAGCGGGTCAGGGTAGCAACGCCGCGGGAGCTTCGGGCGGATCAGGAGGTGGTGGCAGCACTGCTTTTAGCGGCGCAACATTGGGCGGCGCAGGCAACACACCAAGTACATCACCTTCACAAGGTAATAACGGCGGAACATCAATTGCAAGCTATTCACAAAGTGCAGCAGGAGGCGGTGGCGGCGCTGGAGCAGCAGCGGCAGATACTTCAGTTATTAATACGGGAACGGCTGGAGGCGCAGGTTTAGCATCATCAATTACAGGCACTTCAGTAATGAGAGGTGGCGGCGGCGGTGGCAGCGGTGGCGTATATTATGGCGCAGGCGGCGATGGCGGCGGCGGCGCTGCTAGCGGTACAAATGGCACACCTGGAACAGTAAACACAGGTGGCGGCGGCGGTGGCGGTGGCAGCACTGGCACAGGCGGTTCAGGCATTGTAATTATTTCGTATGCAAACACTTTTCCAGATTTTACTTCAATTGGTGCTGGTCTTACTTATACAAAAAGCACTTCAGGCGGTAAAACTATTTATTCATTTACAGCAGGAACAGGAACGGTAACTGTTTAATGGCTCATTATGCGTTCTTAGATGAAAATTACATCGTAACCGAAGTTATTACTGGCAAAGATGAAAATGAATTAATTGATGGTTTAGATCCTGAAACTTGGTATGGAAATTTTAGAGGCCAAAAGTGCATTCGTACTTCATATAATGGCAAAATCCGCTATAACTACGCAGGTATCGGATATACATACGATCCTATTGACGATGCTTTTATTGCACCAATGCCTAAATGTGGCCATGACGAATTATTATTAAACGATCTGAAACAATGGGAGTGCAGCAATGTCGAGCATCAAACCCAGATTATCTAAAGCAGCGATCCAACTTCGTGAACAATTTGACGACAGTTTCCCTGATCGTCTGCGTACCAGCGACGGCTGGATCGGCGACAGTCGCCACGCAGCTCGTAAGTCTGACCATAATCCAGATGAGCAGGGTTGGGTTCGTGCCATTGATGTTGATCGCGATCTGTCCGGGAAAGCAAAGCCAGATCTCATGCCCGATGTGGCAGATCAACTTCGTATCTTGGCAAAGTCTGATAAGCGCATCTCATACATCATATTCGCCGGACAAATTGCCAGTTCTAAATCGCTATGGCGTTGGAGACCTTATACGGGCATCAATAAGCACGATCATCATTGCCACATATCTTTCACTACGAAAGGCGATGAGGACAGTTCGTTCTTTAATATCCCACTACTAGGAGCAACTAAATGAATATGAAACACCCAGCAGTTATCTCTATTGGCGCATTCTTAGCCGTCTGGGGAACTACTTCCAATTTCTCACTTGATTACCGCGCCATCCTTGGCTCGATCGTTGCCGGTATCTTTGGCTATGCCACGCCCAAACGATGAGCGCAACAGATTACGCTGCTATTGCAGTCGGGATAGTAACAGTTCTGGGTGGTGTTACTGCGATGCTGCAATTTTTAGTGAAACACTATTTAGCGGAACTGAAGCCAAATAGCGGCTCATCAATGAAAGATGCTGTAAATCGTTTAGAGACACGCGTGGATAAAATCTACGAAATCCTATGCGATAAGTCACAATAAGACTATGCCAAGAAAACGGGTTATTGATCTAGAGGATTACTCGATGTTGGAAAGTTATTGCATCGGGTTAAACGAGTATTGGAAAAGCCTAAAAAAGGCTGGCTTTGCAGACGATATCGCCATGGCGTTATTGCTAGAGCCTTTGACTTATCCAGCTACGATCTTGCCGACTCCTAATTGGTTGCCACAACTTCCAGACCGCATCCCCTATGACGATGACGATGAGGATTAGCCATGAAAAGAACTGTAATCGTTCCCGATCTACAAGTTCCATATCACGATGAAATAGCAGTAAGAAATGTTGCATCTTTTATTAAGGCTTACCGCCCCGATAGCGTCATTACTTTGGGAGATGAAATCGATCTCCCACAGATCAGCAGATGGTCAGATGGAACGCCCGGGTGGTATGAGCAGACTCTCGGAGACGATCGAGATCTAGCAGTCGAAGTACTTTGGTCTTTGGTAGAGCATTCCAAAGAAGCCCACATGATCCGTTCCAACCATACCGATCGTCTTTACAATGTGATCATGAAAAAGATCCCAGCATTTTTGGCTTTGCCTGAACTGCGTTTCGAGAAGTTTATGAAACTCGATGAACTGGGTATCACCTATCACAAGAAGCCATACGCCTTTGCTAAAGGCTGGGTAGCAGTCCATGGAGATGAGCAGGGTATTAACCCTAACGCGGGTCTTACAGCCCTTGGAGCGGCCCGTAGGCATGGTTTAAGCGTTGTCTGCGGTCACACTCACAGGGCAGGCCAATCGGCCTTTACAGAGGCTTCTGGGGGCAAAATAGGGCGCATCCTACGCGGTGTCGAGGGTGGTCACTTGATGGATGTCCGCAAGGCTGGATATACCAAGGGAACGATGAATTGGCAGCAGGCTTTTATCATCGTTGAGGATACTCAGGTGAGCCTGATCAACCTAGAGAAGGATGGCACATTCGTAGTCCATGGAAAGCGTTATGGCCGGGCTAGATGACTTCCCAGATATAAAGCGTTCGATCGATGATGCGGTTGACGAAGTAGAATTGTTACCATTTCGTTATAAATATAACCGCAGATCTGTCTGATATTTATGCAACACTTATGCCAAGAAACTGCGAAGGGCGCAGTAGAAGGGCAGTAAATGAGTATCTTGCAAATGATTATCCTAGGATCTTGGTTTACCCTATTTCTTATGGGTTACAAGATCGGTCACAGAGATGGCTATATTGTAGGTCGCAAGGCAGTTCGTAAGCATTATGAAAGCATCGAGAAGGTGCGAGTATGAAACATGCTGAAATCTTACAAAGTGCTACGGATCTATACCAGGAGCGCGGACTGCATTACGGTCATCCAAGCGACAATATGGCTAGAGCAGCCAGACTTATCAGCGCCTACCTTGAGATGCCGGTTGAGGATTACCAAGTGGCGGTTATCTTATCGCTCGTCAAGATCGCCAGAACTATTGAGGACAGCCAAAAAATCGACAGTTGGATCGATGGCGCTTCCTACCTTGCAATCGCCGGACAATTAGCAACAGAGGAGAATGAACTTTATGTTTAATCTAGAGGATTATGAGACAGTAGAGGAACGCCTAGTTAAGTTTTGGAAGGATCACCCAGATGGCCGCATCGATACTTTATTGGTTGAGTCAACGCTTCAGCGATTTATTGTTAAGGCTTCTGTTTATCGAACTGAAGTGGATGCACAGGCTTGGACAACTGGCTATGCAGAGGAAACAGTATCAACGCGAGGAGTTAATTCTACTTCGGCGCTTGAGAACTGCGAAACGAGTGCGATCGGTCGTGCTCTCGCTAACGCAGGCTATGTTACGAAAGGCAAACGCCCTAGCCGCGAGGAAATGTCTAAAGTTAAAGCAGCAGAGCCAAAGCCATTCGCTCAGAAGTTAAACGATCGGATTATCACTCCAGTCGAGGATGATCCTTGGACAGTAAAGTCCGTTGATCCAGCGCCTAGTGCTGCTGAAGCTGTGGCGTTAGTCCAAGAAGTGTTAGGAGCAGTCAAGATCGACAAAGATATTCCGTTATGCCGGAACTGCCATGATCATAAGCCTATGACTTGGAAATCTGGAGTTAGTGCCAAGAATGGCAAGCCATGGGCTAACTTTAACTGCTACGCCTGTAAGGATGTGATCTGGTACAACCTAAGTCCAGATGGCACATGGAAGGTGCGTGAAGGCCAATGAGCGGCTTACAGTTTATGAACCAAGATGGTGAATGGGAGTCATTCCCAACCGATGATGTTTTATATGAGAAGGCTCGCCAGCGAGAAGCGCTAAATGCGCTGCAAGTTAGGATAATCTGCCATCTATGCAACGAGCCATGTCCTACAAACGAATTAGCATTCTGGATACAAGGTCGAGCACTTACTTGGTCATGCAACAAATGCCACGCGGTCAATGAGTCAAAGCCGCAAATATAGAGGCTTCCGCACTGAGCGGGTAGTCGCAGAGTATCTGAAGCGCTGGTGGGAAGGCGCAACAGTTGGTCGAGGCGCTGGGCGCGACATTCTCAATGTTCCGTTCGACTGCGAGGTTAAAGCGCGTGCAGCACTCGACATACGGGGTACGCTCCGCCAGATCGAAACTAGGACAGCCAAGAGCGGGTTATTGGGGTTCGCTTGCTTTCGGCTCAATGGGCAAGGTGAAAAGGCTGACGATTATGTGGCCATGCTTCGCCTTGGCGATCTGGTGGAGTTACTCATAGCTGCGGGTTATGAAAAGCGCCGGGATGTTGTACAGGATGCAGACATAACCAGATGTTTAGACTGTGGCGTATATGCACTTGGCCAACGATGCCAATACTGTCGAGAGGATCAATAATGCCTAAAGCAGGCGATGAACGAAATGTATTACCAGATGCTCTACACACATGTTATTGCGGTTATTCACTTTTATCGGCTTGGGGCTTCCTTGGTCAGAAAGAAGTTAGCCGGATGATGTTAAACCATTTGGAGACTATGCACGGGGTCGAGAAGTAATGCCTGTATATAACCATAAAAACTTGGCAGACAGTGATGAGCATTACACCCAGCCTTGGGTATTTGAGCGCTTAGGGTTAAAGTTTGACCTAGATGTATGCGCTCCTTGTGGCGGCGTGTCTTGGATACCGGCTGAACACAGTTGGTGCATATTAAATGATGCTTTACAGCAAAAATGGTATGGGCGTGTCTGGATGAACCCACCTTATTCAAAACCCGCCCTATGGGTAGATAAGTTTATCGAGAATGCCAACGGCATAGCATTGCTACCAGTAACTCGTGGCATGTGGTTCGATAAAATATGGGACGCTGCCGATGGCTTGGTGATAGATAAATACAACAATAAATTTACAAGACCAGATGGCTCTCAAAAAAGTATTACTTTCAGAACTGTGTTTATTGCCATAGGCGATGACAATGTAGAGGCTTTGCATAGACTTAACTTAGGCAAGGTACGCTAATGCCGATCTATGAGTTCGAATGCACTAACGATCGATGCGAGGCCAACCTTCGCTACGAGAAGGAGTTAAAGATTAATGAACCACACGATGTCGAATGCGGGTTCTGCCATGAGCCAATGCGTAAGATTTACAGCTCTTTCGGGATTTCGTTTAAGGGTTCTGGCTTCTATTCTACGGATAAGTAACTTATCAACACCTGTGGATAACTAATGCGCAATACTTTACTTCGTGCTCACGACACGCCCATGTTATACACATGCTTGACTCGTACGCTACACTCTAGGCAAGAGCCCATCGAGGGCTCAACCCGCGCCCGTAAGGGCGTAGCGCGGGGGGTTGCTGGAGTGTTAGTGGGATCTCTATGTCTGTTGAGCACTCAGACATCAGAGGCTCAATTAGTGCCAATAAAAGTACTTGCTAATAAGCAGCTAACAGATAAACAATATAAATGCCATAACCAGATCATCTACATTGAAAGCCGCTTTGATATAAATGCGGTCAATGGTTCGCATTATGGTTATTATCAAATGCGTACTGAGTCTATGAAGAATAAGCCTTATGATTACCAGTTCTTCACTTATTGGTATTATGTTGCTAAGAGATATGGCTTTGATAAGTCGAATCCTGAGTTGCCGGACTATTGTTCTGCGCTTCATCACTTAAGAACAAGAGGCTGGCAGTAATGGCAAAGCGTGGAGATCCGAGATTAAGCCGAGACTATAAAGCCTTTCGCTTAAAGGTGTTGGCTCGTGACCAATGGTCATGCTTCTATTGCTCAGCACCAGCGACTACAGTCGATCACATCATTCCAATTAGCAAAGCACCTGACTTGGTAGTTAGTTTCGAGAACGCAGTTGCTTGCTGCCAGTCATGCAATAGCAGTAAGGGATCGCGTAATCAGGGCGTTTTTTTAGGTAGGAAGGCTAC